TCCTTGAGGAGCGCAAGTAATGCCCTCGACTTACGATCCCCTTCTCCGCCTAGAACTCCAGGCGACGGGCGAGAACGCCACCACTTGGGGCGTCAAGACCAACAACAACCTTGACCTCATCGCCGCTGCCATTGCGGGCATCGCGACCGTCAGCGTCTCGGCAGGCGACGTCACCCTGTCCACGGCCAACGCCGCTACCGATCAGGCTCGCGCGGGCATCCTCCTTGTGCAGGGCACTCTGACCGCCGACGCCAACATCATTGTGCCGGCTGCCTCCAAGGTCTACGCGGTCCTCCGCAACACGACCGGCGCCTTCAACGTCATCATCAAGAACACCGGCACTGGCACCACCCTCCCGGCTTCCGGTACCGACATCATCGTCTGCACCACCGCAACCTGCATTGGCCTTGTAGGTTCCCTCGATGCCCGCATCGCCGCCGTATCCGCCGCCGTTTCTGTTGTGGATGTCAGGGTGGCTGCCGTCTCGGCTTCTGTGTCTGCAATAAATGTCCAGCTAGCGGCAGTCTCCGCACAAGTCAGCGTGGTTGCTTCTCAAGTCAGCGTCATTAACGCCCTCGACATTCGTATCATCGAGTAGGCCGAATGTCGGCAACCCTGCAAGACCAGCAGTTAACGAATCTAAATTTCAGGGTAGGGGTCGTCAAGGAAAAGACGCGCCTCGACGCTGGCGCCTTCTGGACTGACGCCGACAAGATCCGCTTCCGCTTCGGGCGTCCGGAACTCATGGGCGGCTGGCAGCGCATCATTGACCCGTCGCAGGACGGCAAGGTCTTCGGCGTTCCCCGCTACCTGACCGCCGTCCGCAACCGCCTCGGGCAAAGTGCCGCCTTCATTGCCACCCACTCGGGCGTCTTCTCCTCCGAACTTTCCACCTTCTACAACCTGACGCCCGTCGTGTCCACCCTCGCGTCCAGCAACTTGTTGTCGACGACGGCAGGCTCGACCAAAGTCATTGTGTCCGTCTCCGCCCATGGCCTCACCAGCGACACCCTCATCGAAGTGGTTTCCGCAGCCACGACCATCGGCGGCAACATCCTCATCAACGCCGCTGCCTCGACGACGGCTACCTTCCCGGTCAGCGTCCTAAGCCCCAACAGCTTTGAGATCGACGTAGGCGTTACAGCCGTTGCTACATCTGTGGCCACGGGCGGCGCCATCACCATCGGCTTCTCCTATAACGCCGGTTCCATCTCCACCCTCCAACAGGCGGGTTGGGGCACGGGTCCGTGGAGCGGCAACTTTGGATGGGGCACTCCCGCCGGCAACTTCCCTCTCCCGCTTCGCCAATGGTCCGCTGATTTGTGGGGCACCAACATCATGGCTGTTCCCTCGGGCGGCCCTCTCATGTATTGGGACACCAGCGCCGGCATCACTGAGCGCATGACTATCGTGACTGCGGCGCCTTCCGTCAACCAGATTGTCCGTGTCGCTTCCGAAGCTAGGCACGTTCTCCTTTACGGCACCCACGACGTAGCCGGATCTTTCGACCCGCTCTTAATCCGGTGGTGTTCGCAAGAAGACTTCACGGACTGGACGCCCACCGCCACCAACAATGCGGGCGACTACCCACTGCCGAGTCGTGGCTCCGAAGTGCGGGCTGTAAACAGAGTCAAGGATCAGACCGCTATCCTGACCGACACCGACCTGTACATCCAGTCCTACATTGGCGGCAATGACGTCTTCGGCTTCACGGCAGCGGGCGAACAGTGTGGCGTCATTTCCCGCAACGCGGCCATCGAGTATGGCGGCACCCTCTATTGGATGTCCAACAACGGCCAGTTCTACCGGTACGACGGACGTGTGGCTTCCCTCGAATGCACCGTGCTGCGCTTCATCTACGACAATCTCGACACCAACAATCTCGACAAAATCTATGCGGGCACTAACTCGACCTTCGACGAGATCATCTGGTTCTATCCGTCGACGGCCTCGCCCGACGGCGAAAACGACCGCTACGTCATCTACAATACCGTCGAAAAGCATTGGTCCATTGGCACCATGTCCCGCACCGTGTGGGAAGACAGCGGCACCTTCGCCTACCCGCTCGCCATCGACGCCCAGCCCTACGACCTATTCTATCAAGAGTTCGGCTATACGGCAGACACCTCTGCGCTAGGCTCCAACCTACAGGGCGCTTACTTCGACCAACAAGACGGCAACAACATCATGTTCGCCAACAAGTTCGTGCCCGACTTCAGCAACCTCGCGGACAACACGCCCTACAGCGGTACCCTCCAAGTTCAACTACAAGCGCGCAAGTACCCTGGCGCCCCTGTCGTTACCAAGGGTCCCTTCACCATCACGGGCACCACCCAAAAAATCTCGTCCCGCCTTCGTGGCCGCGAGTTCGCCATCCAAATCCAGTCCTCCACTTCCTCTAGCGTGCCGTGGCGGATGGGGCAACTTCGCATGGCAATTGAGCCTGACGGCCTCCGATGACCCGTCGTATTTCCTCCCGCACCTTTCCCGCCCCGCCCGTTGAGTGGGACGCCTCCTCGAAGGACGCCTGGAACCAACTTACCAAGGTACTCGAACAGAGCGATCTCTTCGACCTCGGTCGCCGCACCCGCCCCCAATTCATCATTCAGGGCACTGTCTCGGCAGCCGTCACGCTGGATGTGAACGCCCCCTCTGTAACTGCCCTTACTCACGTCGTCGGCAAACTCCTGCTGGCCCTCCAGCCTAGCAACTTCGCTGATGTCCGCGAACTTTAATTTACAATCGAATCATGGTATAATCCTGAACAGAGGCCGGCATGTCAGACACCATCTTTAGCCCCTTTGCCGAGACTAACCAAGACGACACCGTCACTACGATGGGTGGTCTCGGCGGCTTGCCGACTGCGACCAATGAGCCTGCCTTCAATCCGGCCTCCTATCTGTCGCGCGAAATGCCGCAACTCGACTTTACCAACTTCCTTGGCACGGCATCGCAGATCGCGCAACTCTTTCCGGGCGTCCAAACCCGCCCCACCTTTACGCCCGGTCTGACCGACATCTCCATGACTCGCGGCTTCTACGGTCCCGGCGAAGACGTCAGTCCCGAACAGTACGGCTCTGGCGGGGCGGGCACCCTGTTCTGGGAACGCGGCGGCATGGGCATGCTCCCGACCGCGCAGACCACAACCACGCCGACCACCACAACTGCTACCGGCCCGGACCCCTTCGAGGAATCCGCCCTCCGCGCCGCTCTCGGCATGGACTGGTCTGGCGTATATCAGGATCGCCTGCGCGAACTAGAAGCCCAGCGCCCCGTCACCAACATCACCAACACCAACACCTTCACGCCTACCAACACGTTCAACCCCTCCAACATCAACACCAATACCCAAAGCCAGAACCAGTCCCAGACTCAGTCGCAGCAGCAGTCGCAGAGTGGCGGCACGACCCAGTCTCAGACCCAAGATAAGGGTGGCACTACAACTGGCGGCGGTACCACTACAACTGGCGGTACTACCACTACCGGCGGTGGCACTAAGACGGGCGGCGGCTTGGATGACATCCCGTTCCAAGCTGACCTCGGCAGGTTTGATTTAGAAGACGATACCACGAAAACTGATACCACGCTTGACGGCAACATTGTCATAGACGGCGGTCTTGACGATCTGACTAAAGAAGAAGAAGAAGACGATACCACGAAAACCAACTTGGATGACATCCCGTTCCAAGCCGACCTCGGCAGGTTTGATGAGGACGACACAACTCCCACGCCGAAGCGGGAATTGACGGCCGACCAGAGGATCGTCAACGATATCTACAAGGATGTCCTTGGACGCGAAGCGGAAGCCGCCGGTCTCGATTATTGGGATGACCGTCTTGCCGCCGGTGTGACGCCCGACCAGTTGCGCCGTGAGATTCGAACCGGTGCCCAGAACACCGACATCGAGGCTGTCAAGAGGCAGGACGACGCCCGCGCCATCGAACAAATCTATCAGGACCTGCTGGGCCGCAGTGCTGAACCGGCCGCCCTTGAGTTCTGGGGCAAGCAACTGGAGCAAGGCGTCCCCGTCACCACGCTGGTGGATCGCATTGCAACCGGCGCCCAGAACGCTGACGTCGGCGCAGTCCAGAAGGCAAACGTCAAGGCCGTCGCTGACGAAGCTTTCGTGCGTGATGCTTACCGGAACCTGTACGGCCGCGAAGCCTCTGAAGCCGAAGTCAACTACCACACCGACGCCATGGATCGCGGCTTGGCGCGTGAGCAGTTTGTCAACAACATGTTTGTTGGCGGGCAGGGTGCAGACGCAGCCAATCTAGGACAGTATCGCGAGCAAGCTACCAAGTTCAATAACTTCGTAAACGACTTCTCCAACACTTTTCAAACAACCTCAGGGGCCATTAGTGGGGCGCCCGAAGTTGTTCGTGAAGAGTTTGTCAAGCAACTTGCCGCCGCCGATCCCGAACTATTTCAAAGTTTCTTTGGCGATTCAGTTTCGGAAGCGGCGAATACTATTGGCGAAGGTTTTGGTGCGGCCGGAAATATTATTGGTGTTGCTCAAGCCCTACTCTCTGCTGATAGTGTATCTGATGCAGCCGGCAATCTAGTCGAAGTCTTTGGCCGTCAAGCTCTAGCCGAAGGTGCCAGCATGGCCATGACAGCCTTGGGCATCCCAGTTGTCGGGCCGGTTGTTTCCGCCGCTATCATGTTGGACGGCTTCCTGTCTAAGGCTTTCGGCTATGACAGCCCCGTCCAAGACGCCGTGGGTTGGCTTGCCGGCATTACCGAAGACGTCGTTGGTGGCGTTGGCGAGCAAGTTGAGAAGGCCGCCGAATGGGTTAGCGATCAGTCCAAGAACCTATTCAGTCCAAAAAAGTGGCGCTTCCAAGAAGGTGGATTGGTTGACATGCCCGACGACATGGGGTATAATTACGACGACTACTATGGAAGCCTTGATGATCTGCCCGAAGACGATGACGTGCTTCCACCCATGGCGTTTGCGGGCGGCGGCCTGATCCCGGTGGTGGGTGGGGGCAAGGTAGCTATGGGACCGGGTGGCGGCCGTGATGACCT